CAAGGACTTTTTGATGTAGATAGACTTAGTACGGCTGCTGATGATTTACTAGGAAGCGCAATGCGAAACCTTACTCCCGCTGAGGACAGGAAATTTGCTAATAATGAACCCTTTGGTAAAACTTTTACAGATACTTTTGCTATTACGAGACCAGATGGAACTAAGTTTTACCCAGATGAGGTTACGTCTTCAGCAGGGGCGACACAGGCTCCATCAGAGGCTTCAGCCCTTGGAGCAACCCCAAGTGTCACCCCACCCGCGGAAACCCCTTCAGAGGGCGCACAGGGGCAGACAGCGGCACTAGACCCAACCAGTGACGAAGCTATTCTAGCTAATAGGGCGCAACGTGAGGCTCAGTTTGCGCCTACAAATGGATTAACTACCGTAGGTGGTGCATCACTATCAGAGTTCTTAAGTGGTCAAGCAATGCCAGAACAAGGATTCACTCAAGCCGAACGTCCTTTGGGTGGCCGTGGAGTAACCTTAACTCCAGATCAAATGAATGCACTTAGTGCCGAACGAGAGGCTAGAATTGGAGCCGATCAAACCATAAGTGACCGTGATCGTAGAGCGGCTAGAGGGGATGGCATTAGCATGGCAGACCAAACTGATATGGCTAAGGCAAATGCTCGTGGTGCAAGTCCTCGTGAGGTTGCTCGTGGCAATCAAGTTGCCAATGCACTTGGTGTTGATTTAGCAACGGGTCAGTCTCTGCAGGCAACTGGTGGTCTTACGTTTGAACAACAGTTGTCGTTACGCAAACAAAATTTTGCTGAAGGAAAGTTTGACTACGAGCTTGCTAAAGATGCTAAAACAGCTTATTCTGAAGGTATTGAAGCGTCACGAAAGGCAACTACAGAAGAAGCGCAAGCTGACACGGCTGGCAGAACAATGGTATCTGCAATAAGCAACATGAATGATGCTATGACTCGTATGGGTGGTCGTTCAGGTGAGTTCTTTGGTGGTGGCTTCTTTGGTAAAATGGCTTCGTATCTTCCAGGAACTTCTGCGTATGACCAAGTTGCAGATGTTGAGTTCTTACAATCTAATGTTGCTTTGAATGCAATGTCAGAATTAAAAGAACTGTCTCCAACTGGATCAACGGGATTTGGTGCTTTGTCTGAAAAAGAATTAAGAGTTCTTACCGACAAATATGCAAACTTAAATCCATTTGTTAGCGCAGACTTGTTCCAAGGCAACCTTAAGCAACTTCAGGGAGAGTTTAACAATATGTTAAATAACGCTTGGGACAAGCACAGCAAGGAATATAGTCCAGAAGCCGCTAATGCAGTTTACGGTAACCGAGGGGGTAGTGCTAGTGGTGCAACTGGCACACCTGGTCAGGCTATTCCCAACGACAGGAACATAACAAGTCCTGCGGATACACTACTATCAGACCCCAAATATAACTAATAATGGCAACACTACAACAGCTACAAAACGCATTTGTTAGGGCTGACGAACTTGGAGAAATCGAAGATGCTAAACTATTTGCCGATTCAATCAGGGCGCACCCAACTTTTCAACAGAATGCCAAGGAATCTCTGGAGTCTGGTAACTACAAGGTTGACGAAAACTTTGTTCCCCTAGAAAAGAATGCTGAACGGGCTGAGATGAGCAAACTTATAGCTCGTTCGTTAGGTCTTAAAGAGTCAGAAGTTGACGTAACCCAAGGCATGGGGTTTAAAGGTCGATTCAGCCTGGGATTTGAAGCAACGGAGCAGGATAAGTTTAAAGAACTTGAAAAAAGGTATGGTCGTGAAAACATTCAAGCCATAGAAATAGGTGGTAAGGCTAAACTTTTATATCGTGACGCTCAAGAAACAAACAATCAATTCCGTGCCGTAGACGAAGAAGGAACATCTATTGCCGACTTCTTTGCTGATACTGCTGGTGAAGTTTTACCAACGGCTGGTGCTGTTGTTGGAGCCGTAGGTGGTTCTTTACTTAGCCCAGTCTTAGGAACTGCCGCTGGTAGTGCTGCTGGTTATGCAACCGTAGCGGGATTACAAGATGTTGCTGTTCGTGCTTTAACCGGAAAAGATATAAGACCTGGAGAAATTGCTAAAAGAACAGCTATTGAAACTGCAATAATGGCTCCCATTGATTTGGCTACCGCAGGACTAGCCAAGGGTATTTCTGGTAAAATAGGTCGAAACATTGCCGAAGACCTAACATCTAGCCTAACCAAAGCCGAAACTATACTAAACAAGTCTGAGGCTATTCAGGCAAGGGGTGGATTAAGACTCACTCCTGACATGAAGGCAGGTAAAGCCGCAACTGAAAGTGCTTCTGAGATTGCCGCGAGTAGACCAGGAAGTAAAATTGCAGAAAGATACGCAAGGCTTCGTGACAACATTGCGGCCTATAAACAAGCGGCAACTGAAGGAGTTACAGATACGGGTGAAAGCTTTGGCAAAGCCGCACAACGCATTGCTGGCGAATATCAAACACTCATTGATGATGTAGCCAAACTTGACAAGGGAGCAGCTAAAGAACTTGCAGGAACCTTATCTCGTCGGATGAATAAACTTGCGGCTAAGGATGCGGTTAACATGGACAAGCTTGGTAAGCGATACGTCAAGCTATTTGAAAGTGCGCAAGCCAATGTTGCAAGACAAAATGCTGACAACTTTGCTGAGGTTGGTCGTCTAGCTGCTGAAATGGGCGTATCGGCTTCTAATCGTCAAGTTGCTGACGCTATTTCTGGTGCGCTCAAAAAGTTTAAAATTAAAGACAATGCCAAGGTTACTGAAATACTTGATACAATCAAAAGTAAGGTGGCGGCTGAAGGGCGAGCAAAACGTATTAGAGCAAATATAGATGCAGGAAAAGTCAAAAGCACTAGGGCTCTTCAAAAAGAACTTGCAGACCTAGACCAACAAGCGACCAGGATGGACTTTCAAACTTTGCGCGAGTATATTGAAACCGTGCAAGATGCGATTCCAGCGGGAGGAGCAGTAGGTAGCAAGACTCAAGTTCAAGTTGCTTCGGTTTCAGCAGATGCCCTGCGTAGGTTGAGAGATCGCGTAGCTAAGGCTGGCGGTAAGGAATTTACTGATGCTTACGACAATGCCAATACGTTCTACACGGATAAGATGCTTTCTTACCAGAGAGGGCCAGCAGGTAGAGCGTTAGCCGAACGTGCGGGTGGACGAGTTAATACACCATCTCAAGTTATGAGCGACATTCTTAGTGACCCAGCCAAGGTTAGGCAAGCACTGGACTCCATTGGCCCTGCTGATGAAATTAGTAGGTCTGCGGCGCAGCAAGAACTGCAACAAGCCTTCCTGTCTAAGTTAGGTATTGATGGCACAACTGACTTATCTAATGGTGTTCGTTTGAGCAACGCAGATCGTAGCGTAATTACTGAACTATTTGGTGAGCGTCAATTGAAGTCTTTTGACTCTCTTAACGAGATGATACGAAAGACTAAGGGTGCTGATCTTAGTAAGATTACGGCTCAAGAAGTTGAAGAGTTGTTTGGTCAATATGGAACAGATGCTGTTAGAAAATTGTCAAAGGCGATTGCCTTAAGAACGGCTAAGGAAGCAGATGCTAAAGCGATTGCCGATAATGTTATTCTTAGGGGTATCATTAAGGGAGACTTTTCAGAGTTAACTCCTCATTTGTTTGCAGATGCTTTAGTTTCTGGCAACCCAGTTAAAGTAAAACAGGCTATGGCTCAAATACTGAAGGGTTCACCTGATGAAATTGCTGCCGTGCGTCAAGAATATGTTTCTCAACTCTTTGCTAAGTATAGCAGTGGAGCACAATTGGACTCGACTGGGGCGGGAATATGGAACCCTCAACGCTTGGCGGCTGACTTGGCTGGTAAGAATGGTAAAACACTTCGTGCCAATATGGAAGCTGTTCTGGGCAAAAAACAAGCTTCTGAGATTATTGCGGCAAATCAAGTGCTAGACGCTGGTTCTGCCCTAAGAAAATCAACTGCTCCAGACATTAAGCCAAGATTCATATTCTCACCTGGTAACATTGCTGGTTATTTCGTTGGTGACGTTATGGGTGCGGTGCGTAACAGAATTATGGGTTGGGCATACGGCACAGATGCGTTGCTTCCGCTGATGAAACTTTTGGGCAAAAAGGTATCTCAGGAGGAGTTTGAGAAGAACTTTTCTAAGATCATTTCGCTTATGCTTGCATCAGAACGTGGGATTCAAGCTTTAGCGAGGGAGAGCGACGCTGACCCCAACTTCCAAGAGGCGGTCAATAACTCCGTCCGTGGTGCTAATCAGAGTGACCCAGGAATCAGCCCTGAAGCCCCCTAGAAGGGCTTACTATCCCATACCCTACCCCTACCCCTCGGAACAAAAGAAAAGCCCCTCAGGGGCATCTGAGAGGCTTGCTACGTAGTAAAAACTGGGGGTATTTACCGCTATGTTGATGCTACAAAGAAGAAGATTACTGCCATTGTGAATATGGCTACAACGTGGGGTTCTGGTAGGTATTCCATTTACTCTTCCCTGTAGGCTGTTTTGTGTGGGTTGATCATGTGTTCGTCGATAGACTCTGGCTCAAACCCAGCGCAGTAGGCTAGACCACGACAAGCCTCCGTGAAGTTTGCCATGTGTGGTAATTGAAACTCAATCTCTGCGTGTTCAATGGTGTCGAGAGTTGCCATTGTGTTGGTGTATGTAAGTTTAATCATAGTGTTATAGGAACATTGGTTCAAAGAAAGCGACCTTGGAGCTGTGAACAACGCCACATCCAACGATTGGTTTGGCAGCATACACTCTTCCGTAGTTCATAGAAGGGTGGTCGTGTTCTACGCCACATCCTACTTGCATACCAAAGACACACTCGTGTTGGTTAGCGTGATATACGAGGCCAGCCTGGGCGTGTAGGTGTCCTTGGACAAGAGAGTTAAACTCAGCTACGGCATTCTTATACGCCGCCTGTTGTCCGCCCTTACCCTTGTCTCCGTGACGGTAGATGACGTCATCAATCATTAGGTCGTGGTAGCGAGGGTGGATTGTCCAACCTTCTAGTTGCCACAGGGACTGGAAGTCCTTCATCAGATGCTCTGGTATGCCTATAGTCTTAGCCTTACGGGACGGCAGGTCACTATGGTTACCCTTGAGGTAGTCTACTTTAGGGAAGGCTTTGTGTAGCTTTCTAACCTGCTTAAATGCCTCCGCAAACTCATCCTCTGCACTTGGCATGGATGGGTCTTTCTCGTGGTAGGAGATGGAGTTCCAATCTACTAAGTCACCAATGTGAACAACACGGTTACACTTGTGCTTCTTCTCTATCTTCTTAAGGAACTTGATGTAGTCTTTGTGCATCGCTGGGCAATGCGTGTCACCGATAATGAGGACTGTGTTTTTCTTAGTCATAGTATTAGTAGTATGGTTTGGTTAAGTGAGCTACATGCGCTCGCGGTTTGTGTGGCTAAATGTTCCCATAGGTTCCCATTGCTCCCTGCCCTGTATCACCCACTCTTCTAGGTAGGCGAGGTCATCGGAGTATAGGGGTGGCTCAGAGACGATGGAGGTGAACCCATCAAACTCTAATGAATCATTGGTAATAAACTTGACGATAACATCACAAGACTCAGCCTTGTCGTTGTCCATATTGAGCATGTATGTATAGTTCATAGTGTTGGGTGGCTGGGGACGTAGTCTGTGGCTGGTTCGATTAAACCCTTCTTGGTGCATTTGTATACGGTGCGGCAACACTCGTCTTGAAAGTCTTTGATGGCCGTCCAGTCACTCTCTGATCTGCTTACCCTGCTGGTATTGATTAAGGTCTGGGCTTCTTCTTCTGTAAGCTCTTTGTCTTGGTGGCGTTCGATGAATCTAGCGCAAGCTCCCGTCACCTGTCGGTATTTAGTTAGTGCTTTGTCGTTCATAGTTATTTAGATTTATCAATCATTGCGGAGGCACGTTCGTTCATGTCTTGTATCCATCCTGGTTTATGTGAGATTGGTCTGTCATCAACGCAGTTACCAAATATTTGAGAGTCACGAAGAACTGCTAGACCTGTCATGGCATGAGCTATGTGATGCTCTCCAGAGTCAGGGTCTAAGTCTTCGCCCTCATACCAAGCGGTCAAGTGCCGCCATACAGCGTCGTAATAAACTGATGCCCTAACACCAGCGTCACGCCAGTTGTAAGCACCATACTTCAAGTCTCCGTGTAACTTAACCAAACCACATTCCATAAGAACTGGTGCTGGTAGACCAGACATTGGGGCTTTGCGTATGCCAACTCTGTCCTTCGGATTAGTGTCTTTGATCTCTGTCATATCATTGTGGCAAGCAGGGGAGAGTTGCGTCTCCCCCGCCATGCGTGTGGGGTCAATGGTTGGCTATATTAAAACGGGGCTTCAACTAACTCTGGCTCTGGTGCAACTGCTTCAGGTGCAAAGTCATCCGAACCGCTGTTACCAGCATCTGTTGGGTCTGGCTCTTTGGCATAGCCAAGGTAATCGTCGAGGTAGTCCTGTAGGATGTTGTCGTAGTAGTCTGCACGTGCGGCAGCTTCGTTGGACAGGGAGTTACTAACCACAGCGAAGAGAGGTTTCTTGAACTTCACAGCACCCTTCTTCTCGTCGGTTGCTTCCTTGATGGCAACAACTGTGTCGTTGTATAGACCTATGTCACCATTGACGCTATCGACAAACTCAATCCAAGCTGTAAGAGCAGCACCCTTAACTTGGAAGTTGATTAGCTCGTATTCGTCTGAGCCTGTCTTAGCCATAGCATAGATAGACTTGGTGAACTTGGCTCCTTGTGTAACCTTAACGTCTGACCATGTGCCAGTAGCAACCATGCCGTCCTTGTTACGAACGGTTAGCTTGTCACCGATACCACGAACTTCGTTAGACCATAGACCAGTTTGCTTGGCCTCAGAGAAACCTTTAACTGTGTTGAGTTGATCTAAGACAATGAAGGCTGTCGAGATGGGCAGGTGCTTCTCTGTGCTTACTTCTTTGTCCCAGTATTTCCAGTCGCCAGACTGCGTATCCCACTCTAAGAATTTAGTGGCAGGGTTGGACGAGCCACCCCCAGTTGATGTGTTTCTTGTTCTACTCATAATATTGTATTGCTTATTGATGTTAGTTAAGGTTTTATGGATGTTGGTTAGGTGTGTCAAGAAGATTTTTTCTTCCTTTGATTGGCTGTGCGAACCTTGTGACAGGCCACACATACAACTTCTTGTTTGCCGTAGATCATATCCCTGAAGTGTGGGGTTAAAGTTTCTAGGGTTTGAACATCTGTGAATGGTGTGATGCCATCTACGTGGTCAATCTCATACACACTCTTGGCCCTCTTCTCTAGGGTTCCGTCAATCTTTGTGCGCCTCTCCTTCTCCGACATCCCCATCTCCTTGCCGCAGTCAACACAGACTAAGACGAAGCGTTCTCTACCTGTAGCTGGGTTGATGCCACGCTGACGAACGGATTGGATGAAGGTCTTGCGGGACGAGTTGCGCCAGCAAGGTCTGAGGGCAGACTTAATCATGGTGCGGAACTTACCTTCCGTCATGCCCAGGACTGTATTGATTTCACCCCTAGCCATGTTGTGATAACTCTTCTTCGGTTGGATCGTAAGGAAGGTCTGGCTCGTCTATCTGTGATAGAAAGTGAGTGGTATCTTTACCCATACGTTCGTGCGCTCCGATGAGAAGTTTGCGGTGTGCTTTGAACGCTGAAGCGTTGGGATGGTTTAAGCAAAAATACATTGCCCTTCCCATTACGTCCAAGGCTTCAAGCATTGTGTCTGCATATTGTCGTACTTCGTCTAGGTCTGTTATCATATTTCTTTTATCTGAGTAATTGTGATGGGAACATTTGTCTTCCTTAGTTTGTATCCTTTAGTCTTGCTACCAGTAGTCAAGCATTTAATTGCTTCTTCCTCGCTGTGTGCTGTTTTGATAGAACCACAGGTTGAGGGCATGTCGAGACGGGTGTATGAAATCCTGTAGCAAGGCATCAATGAAACCTTCCTATGTGGTTCTTAAAGATGAACTTACCCTTCACGTCACGCGCACCTTCACGCTGCTTGGCTATGTTATACTTCAATGAAACGTAAGCCCCATGCTCTGCATCTACTCGACGAGCCTCATCCACATCCTTACCATCAGGCCACAGAAGTAAGATGATGTCGGAGTCATTTTCAATGTCACCAGAATCCTTGAGGTCATACAAGGTAAGACCAGACTCACGCTTGGCTCCCTCACGATTGACTTGTGCTAGCAAGAAGACGGGAACGTCCAACTCCATAGCCATCAGTTTCACTTGGTGTGAGACCTCAGCAATGCCGTCGTTCTTTTTCATGTTGCGATCCCAAGGCACAAGCTGAAGGTAGTCTATGACAATCCACTCAATCTTGTGCTTACGTTTATACATACGAGCCTTGGCACGTAGTTCGTCGATACTCTTGACGTAGTGGTTGGTGAAGATAGGAGCCTCCGCCATCTTGTCTGTTGCTTCCCATACACGCTTCTGGTGTTCTGGTTTCATCATCCCGTCGTGCAATCGGTTGAGTGGTGTGGCAGCACAGGTTTGAATCATGCGGTTAGCCAGAGACTTAGCTTGCATCTCAAAGGAGAAGTAGAGACCTGGTATGTTGTGCGTCACTGCGTTCTGTAAGACGATGTTCAGAGCAAGGGCAGTCTTACCACAGGACGTAGGTGCGGCAATCACCATCACCTCTCCGTTGGCTACACCACCACAGCTAAGTTTCTCATCTACCTGTGCAATGCGAGTGGGC